ATTGTTGAAGGATGAATTATTAAAATTAAAAATTAAAATTGACAATTCTGGTTGGGATAGTCTTTCTACAAAAGAAGCAGGATACTGGCATAGCAATAAACAGTTATTGAAATAATTTGAACTTTGCATAAAAAGAATTATATTTATAATAAAACAGATAACAATATATGGAAAATTTACAACAACTGTTGGAAGCAACAGAACAAAAATCAAACACTAGCATAAAGATATTTATGTTAGAAAAGGCGATAGCCGAACTAACTGGTACTACTTTGGTATTAAGGGAACAAGTATCCAAACTTACAGGGGAAGTATCAGTATTACAAAGTAGACTCAATGAAACACCGAAGGTGGCATCACAAGAGATAAAGCTAACTTCAAATAATGATTTGGTATCATCAAAGGATAACCAACCTTTTTTACCTGATACTACTTACTATTCAACTATCAGAAGAATAATGGAAGTAAAAGACTACCAACACGTAGGGAAGAAATTCCAAAAGTATTTGATTGAATTAGTAGAGAAACCTGGTGTATTTGAATTACATCGTGATTGTGAACTACGTCCAATTGAACAAGGAATGCGTATGTCACACTGTGTTGAAGGTGGTAAAATAAAGCGTTATAGAATTCAATATCAATAGAATGACAGAAAAAGAATTGTTTAGTTTAGTTAAAAAGTTAATACCAGATTTAAAGGAGACTTCAACCTTTAGTTATAAGGATGGCTACAGTGATGATTTAAAGCTCACCATTGAACTCAAATGTCGCCGTAGGCACTATGACTACCTACTGATAGAAAGATCCAAATACAAGCAGCTATTGCGCAATAAACGTATGAGATATATCAACTCAACACCGGAAGGAATATTCTCTTTCAATTTAAATAAAATTGAAGAACCAAATTGGTGGACAGAAGAGTTACCAGCAACAACTGACTTCAATCGTTCACAACGTATCAACAAGGAAGTTGGTTACCTCAATATAAAAGATGCGAAAAATATTACAGATATTTTGTAATTTAAATTTTAACTCGTATATTTGTAATGTATTTTCCAACGTCGTAACTCTGATGGTTCGCGACTAAGACCTCGAATGGGATATTCGGGGTCTTTTTATTTGCAAAAATAATTCATTAATTTATTTGACAATTCAAAACTTTTTCGTATATTTGTTTATATTAACTATATATACAATTCTTAAATCCCTTGCCACTCTGAATCGGTAGGGGATTTTTGTTTTATCAAACTTTTTTCGTATATTTATATATATATAAAAACAATAGTTATGGGCAGACTAATTAACTTCAATGGGTGGATAGATGAAGAAGGTGAAGCATCATTACCAGAATTTTATGAGATGAATGCAGATGAGAAGAATGCATACATCAGTAGTATTGTAGATAAACCTGAAGAGATGCGTTCAAACATACAGAAACATATTGTAAGGTTTTTTTACAAAGGTCCAACAGAAAAACAGAAACATTTCTTTACACTTGATGATGAGTGATAATTTGAATATATTTATTATTACTATTCTAATAATGGTTAAATAAATCCCGCTTTTGGCTTCTCCTATTGCCAGGCGGGATTTTGCTTAAATAGCGTATATTTATATAAATGGAATACAGAGAATGCAGAACCTGTGCTGAATACTTACCAATAGATGATTTCTATTATTCTATTAACGAGAGAACTGGTAAGATACGTTTAAGTACTCCTGATTGCAAAGTGTGCGCTAAAGATAGGGAAAGAAAAGAAAGACGTGCTATCAAGGATGCTGCTGGTATAGGTAGCGAAAAAGTTTTTAATACACCCAACAAATATAAAGACATACATCAAAAGAGACAAACCTTTGGCGTTATGCTAGCAATGGGATGGAAGTTCAATGAAGAGAATGGTATATGGTATGATGATATCAAGAAGACAAGCGACGGTAAGTGCATTGGGGTATGGGCTGAAAAGCCAAAGCCGATAAAGGTAAAACTTAAATTCGATGAAAATAAACCACCAAAGATTAAGTTTACAAATAAGCGAACGGAAGGTATGCTATCGGAGGAAGTGGTAAATCAAATATTGTATGATCACTATGTAAATAAAATGAGCCTATCTGATCTTGCAATCAAATACAACACACATAAAAGTACCGTTGCAACATATACAAAGTATTTATACCATCAGGAGATGGCTAAAAGAAAAACCACTAATATTATTCCAGAGAATAAAACAAGTGTATTACGCAAAAAACATTTCAAGAAAGACAAACCAAAAAGCATACCAACAATTACTTTAACAAACCCTAATCCAATGTTTACGGATGAATTGATTGCAAAAATTCAAAACGATTATTTTATGGGTGATTTAAAGTTTTATGAGGTGGTTGAAAAGTATTCAGGGTATGATGCAAAGACAGCAGCATATATAATAAGAAAGACGTTAACAAAAATTAAATTGATTAAAGATGCCGATAAGGAGTAAACGACAAAAGATAGGAGAGATTCAAGTACCACTTAATTATTTCGATATGAGTGCAGAAGAAAAGCACGATGTGTGTTTGGGTTTATTTGAGGTAATGATAGATACGTTGAACAGAACAGCGAAGCCGGAGTATGATAGGTTTATGATTCTGGATAAGCTTTTGGATAGCAGCATATTAAGTAATGTCGAGGATGAGAATTACGAGATAGCAGCTGTACTAAGAGATATACAATCACTCATTAATGCGTAAAGAAATAGAGTTATACATAACAAAAAATTACTATGAACTTTTAAGCATTGCAAAGAAGATTACAAAGGGCAATCAATTAAGTCAGGAATTACTGCACGAATGTATTATTCAGCTGTATGATAAGAATGACATTGTCCTACAGAAATATACAGATAATCAAATCAAATACTATATCGTCGCTGTAATGCGAACGAACTGGTTTTCAAACACATCACCATTCTATTACAGAATAAGACGTGAGTCAGCAAAGTATGTGGACCTAAAGGAAGTACTGGAAATGGAAGCAGACCAGGAAAGCTTTGAAAAAGAACAATTATTGGTTATATTAGAAGAACAGTTCTGTGACCTTAATTGGTTTCATAAATCACTACTTGAATTATATATGACACTCGGTTCATTAAGCAAAGTATCAAAGCAAACAGGCATACCACTAACATCGGTGTCAACCTATATCAAACAATCAAAAGCAGAAATTAAATTAAAAATAACAGAACAACTTAAAAAGTAATTATGGAACGAATTGCAAAAGGAATTATACATACTGAAAGTCCAATTGAACATTGGGGATTTCTACCAGTAGAAGATAATGTAATACTAGATCTTGGATGCGGCATCAATAACAATGAACATATGCCAACCCCAATGCATTTTATTAACAGCAAAGCAAAACTGGTAGTAGGTGTGGACCCATCAGAAGAATCATACCAATGGTTTAAGACTAACTATGTAATCAAGAACTTTATTAACATCAAAGACTACGTCGATCGTATAGAAAAGTTTGAGCTTTATTTAGGCTATTACAAGCCCGATGTATTGAAGATTGATATCGAGGGATCAGAATTGTTTTTGAATGGCTTAAATCCAGAGTATCTAGCCAACACGCGCCATATAGGAATAGAGTATCATAACTTATCTTGTCTGGTATCCTGTGAACGATTGCTAAAGGATAATGGATATGAGTTAACATATTACAAATTCCCACATTTGGACATTGATTATCAAGGAGTATTATATGCACATAAGAAATCAATCACCACAAACAGATCACAGACAGTAGAAGAATGGCACGCACAAGAACTAAATAAATGGGGAGCAGATAATGACCCATTCAACAATATAGACAATTATTAAATTATGGACGAACTACAAAGACTAGAAGAACTAAAGAAGGAAGCATTAGCAAATCCACTCAAGAAGAAACGTGGATGCAAAGACTGCAAGAAGAAAGCAGATCAACCCGTTGAAGCATTAGCAGAATCAGTTGAAGAAGAACCAATAGGTCCAACAGAACAGGATATCAAATTAGCATTAGATCTAATGAATGGAAAACCAAATGAAAAAGATAGCAAGTTTATTCAATGGGTATTCAAATCATTATTTGGTGAAGAGATACCTCCAGGTTGTGGTGGTTGCGGTGCAACATCTGAACGCAGATTAAGACATAGGTACAACTTGATAAGAGGAATAAAAGGATAATTATATTTATTAATATGAAAGAGAAATCAACAGTATCCCAAATGGAAGAACGTATGGAACGAGTTTATGAGTTGATGTTATATGAACATCTATCATACAATGAGTTTAAAGAGAAAGCTTCCAAAGAGTTTGGTATTACCACAAGGATGGCAGAGAACTACTGGAAAGAGGCTAGAGTGCGTCTTAAAGAACGTTTCGAACGTAACAGTGAGGAAATACTCCAGGATCATTTAAACCAGCTGTATGACCTTCTAAAGAGGTCTAGAGACGATAACAACAAACGTACAGAAAGAGAAGTTCTCGCTGACATTGCCAAGATAATGGGACTAGAAGCAACTAAGAAGATTGACTTGACAAGTAACGGTCAAACAATTGCAATAAACATTAACGTTACAGAATAATTTTTTTGCTATAATTGATAGCAACATTTCGTTTTTAAGATAATATATATGCATATAGAGTTCATCATACCAACCTACAGTAGAGTAAACCATCTAATCACATTGATCAGTTCACTAATGGCACAATCAAATCCAAATTGGAAAGCACATATAGTTGCTGACTGTCCACCAGAAGATATTCAGAATAAAATTAAAGGTGTTGTTGATTTTTTTAACGATAAAAGAATTAAGCTAACCATATTACCAGAGAGATATAATGACTGGGGACATACACCAAGACAATATGGTGTGAATAAGTCTACAGAAGAATGGGTGATAATGACAGGAGAAGATAACTATTATGTCCCAGAGTTTGTAAATAGTATGTTAGTAGAAGGAAAGAATCAGCATTTTGTTTATTGTGATATGGTACATAACTGGATAAACCAAGAATACATTCCAATTAAAACTAAATTAAATCTTGGTCATATTGACATTGGAGCCTTTATGGTCAAGACAAATCTGGCACAGAAGATTAAATTAAGAGTAAATGAAGAGTGGGCTGACTGGTATTTTGTTGAGGAGTTTGTTAATAAGTTTAAATACGCTAACATAAAAAAGGTAAACAAAGTATTATATGTCCACAATTAAAGTAGCAATATGTGTAGTAGCAAAAGGTGAAGACCATTATTTAAAAGAATGGCTAGACTATAATCAGAAATTAGGTTTTGATAAAGTATTATTATTTCAAAATGACTGGCGCACAGATTTGGAACATCCAATATTATTGAAAGGTATATGTGATGGCCCATCAATTCAAACACCATTATATAGCAGTATATTACAAGCTAACACTGAATATGATTGGTTGGCATTTATTGACTGTGATGAGTTTATCGTTTTAAAGAAACACAACAACATCAAAGAACTAATAGAAGAATATAAAGATAGAACAGATGTAATTGGATTGAACTGGTTTATGTATGGGAATTTAGGTATTGAAAAGAGAGAGGGTAATTCATTAATCAAGATGTTTACCAAAAGAAGTTCACAAATAAATCAACATATTAAAGTAATTGTGAATAAGAATGTGGATAGTCATATGATGTATCCACATTGCACATATAAAGAATCAATGGATACAAATGGGAATAAATTCCTTGGTCCATTCAATCCTAACGGACCATCAGATGTTGCATATATAAACCACTATTATAATAAAACAAAAGAAGATTGGATATTGAGATGTGAAAGAGGAAGAGCAGATTGTAACCTCAGAGCCACACCAGAACAATGGGACCTTGATGTGAATAATGATAATGATATAGTTGATATGTCAGCTTATAACTTTATGTATGGCAATTGATATAAATTTAACTAAAAAGCAATCTATTGCTTGGAAATTACTATTCGATGATAAAACTAATGAGATACTTTATGGTGGATCAGCAGGCGCTGGAAAATCTTGGCTTGGTTGTTTGTGGATTGTTACACTCTGTTTAAAGTACGAGGGCATACGTTGTCTGATCGGTAGAACAGTATTACAGCAATTAAAGCTAACCACATTAAATACGTTGTTTGAAACACTTCAAGCAATGGGATTAAAAGCAAGCGAACATTATACATATAATGGACAGTCCAATGTAATTACATTCTTTAACAAGAGTGAGATAATACTAAAAGATTTAGCATATCAACCATCAGATCCTAACTACGATAGTCTAGGTGGTCTAGAACTATCAGCAGTATTCGTAGATGAAGCTGCACAAATACCACAATTAGCATACAACATCCTTAAATCACGTATTCGTTTTAAACTAAATGAGTTTAAATTAATGCCAAAGATATTAATGACGTGTAACCCTGGACAAGTATGGCTTAAGAAAGTATTCTATCTACCATTTATAAGTGAGACATTAGAAGAGAATAGAGCATTTGTCCCAGCATTACCATTAGATAATCCACACTTACCTGCATCTTATATTGAGATGCTTAAGTCATTACCACCAAGTCAACGTAGACGTTTACTAGAAGGTGATTGGAATTATGAGATGGAAGCTGACAACCTATTTGACTTTGATGATATATCAGCAGCAATATTTAAAGAGGCACCAAAACCAGATGAAAAGAAATATATATCATTGGACGTAGCAAGGTTTGGTTCTGATAGGTCTGTCGCTTGCGTATGGGTAGGTTTAACGGTCGTTGAGGTGTTTGTCTATAGCAAACTATCAGCTGTTGAATTATCGTCCGAAATACGCAATCTAATAGCTAAATACGGAGTACATCCAAAGAACGTTATTGTGGATGCTGATGGAGTTGGTGGACCGGTTAGTGATATGTTAAGAGGAACAGACTTTGTCAATAACTCAAAAGCATTACACAACCAAAACTTCTTTAACCTGAAGTCACAATGTTATGTAAAACTATCTGAACTATTTAAGGAAGGGAAGATAAGCATAAACGTATTAGACACATCCTTAGTTGATGACTTGACACAAGAACTATTAGCAGTTAAATTAAAAGACGTAGATAAAGATAATAAGGTACAGGTAGGATCAAAAGACGATATGAAGAAAGTCCTTGGTAAATCACCAGATATTTCCGATGCATTGATGATGCGTATGTACTATGAAATAAAAAACCTGAAAGCCACAGGTAGATACTCAATGGCTTACGTATAGATATGATTAAATTTAAGATAGACGAAAAGGAATATATACTTCCTGAAATTATTAGCATAGAAAAGTATGCAAAAATATATAAGATAAAAGACTTATTTAGTGATGACTACTTTGCTGCAAGGTTATTAAACATAATGACTGATGCACCAGTTGAGGACTTAATTCAATCTGATTATCAAGAAGTTAGCTATTTGGCTAATTATGTTATGTCATTAATACCGATAAATAAAGACATCCCATTTAAAGATAGATTTGTTTTAAACGGTGTTAATTATGGATTTTTCCCTAATTGGAAAGATTTAAGTTTTGCTGAGTTTGTAGATATGGATACCATCTCAACCAAGAAACCAGAAGAAATTTTGGATTTACTGCATATTCTTGCAGCAATTATGTATAGACCAATTACACAAGAAACAACAGAACACGATTTTAAAATAGAAAAGTATGATGTAGATAAAATGAAACAGCGATCAGAACTGTTTAAAAAAGAGCTAGATGTGAAGTATGTTATATCAGCGCAGTTTTTTTTTATCAACTTCGTAAACAAATACTTAAATTATACCCAGCTGTCTTCGATTCAGAAGCTATCGATATGGAGCAAGGTCAAGATTTTGTGGACGATGCGCAAGGTGATATGGTATCTAATTTTCAAAAAGCGTTCGGGTGGTATGTGGTCATCAACAGAGTTACTGGAAATGATATTACAAAACACGAAGCTGTCTTCCAAAAAACCCTGATTGAGATTTTAAACCAATTAACATTCCTGATACAGCACGATAAACTACAGGAACAACTTTTGAAGAAACAAAATAAATAAATTTATATTTTATAATAGATGACAAATTACTATCAAATATTACAGGATTTAAAAGGAATCGCCTATTATCATTACCAAATCAATTCATTTGGTGTTGGTGATATTACGCAGATTACTATGGATATTGAGACCAAGAAGGAACCTAAGTACACAAAAATGTATGTTGTCCCTGGTACTACAACCCTAAATCAAAACGTAGTTAGTTATCAGTTCTCAATAATTATACTTGACAGGATAGACGATGATTACTCAAATCAACGTGATGTTATGTCTGACACGTTAGAAATAACCAAAGACATATTCACAATCCTATATCAGTCATACACAACCGAATTTGGTAATTTCACATTATATTATGAACCATCTTGGGGACCTAATGTAACACCGTTCTTGGAAAGGTTTGAAACAATCCTAGGTGGATGGACGCTTAACATTACAATTAACGAACCATTTGATTACAATAGCTGTGTATTACCGATATCCGGATTAACATTACCAACATCGGTAAACAAAGTTAACTACAAGCAAATTATTGAGGACTTAGAAGATGTGGCTAATACCCACCTACAAATCAATTCATTTGGTTATGGGGACATAACTCAGTTAACAATGGATGTCATTACAAAGCAAGAACCAGAATACACTAGGATGTATGTGGTTCCAGCTGACACCATACTAAATGAAAACCAACTAACATTAAATTTTACAATAATAATAGCAGATAGATTAGATGACGATTATTCCAATCAACAAGAAGTACTAGGTGACACATTGGAAATATGCAAAGATATATTCACTGTGTTATATTTATCAGAATACGAAACTGAGTGGGGTGCCACCGTTGAACCATTTTTAGAAGCATATGAAACAGTATTATGCGGATGGTCAATGAACATCACCTTAACTCAACCATTCGATTATAATAGATGTATACTACCAGAACGAAGCTTTGTACCTGGTTATAAATGGTCTGAATTGGCAGAACTATGGAAGGATGTCAATGACAACTGGAAAGATGTATAAAAGAAAAATATTTAAATAACTATGGGTAATTTAACTAATCAATATGTAAGTCAGTCCTTTCAAGGATTATTGAAACTTGATAACAGCACTACTGGTGTAACATCCACGTTACAATATGTTCAAGATGGACTTGGCAATAATATTCCAATGCAGGTATCAACATCATCTGTTGTTATCACCGGTTCATTAATTGGATCAGCATCATACGCTACTCAAGCGCTATCTGCATCTTATGCACCAGACACAACTAATACTGGTTCACTAGTAAGCACTTCATCGTTTAACGCTTATACATCAAGTAATGATAGTAAGGTTAATTCGTTGATTGCTGCAACAGGAAGTTTTGTAACAGAAGCTGAGAGCGGATCATTTATGATTACTGGTAGCGTTGCTGGAGATACACTAACGTTTACTAAAGGTAACGGTTCACAGTTTAACTTACAAGTTAATACAGGCTCATTACCAGCTGGTGTTATTTCAGGTTCTCAACAAATAACTAATTTAGGATTTGCCACTACTAGTTCTGTTAATCAGAAATTAGACACCGGCTCATTCAACACATATACATCAAGCAATGATAGTAAAGTTAATTCACTTATCGCTAGCACTGGGTCTTATGCTACTACTTCATCGGTTACTTCGCTTTCGCAAAGCATAGCTATTACAGACTTAGCACAGAACAATAGATTAAATTCAATAGAAGGTGTAACTGGTTCTTTCGTAACAGAAACTGAATCTGGTTCATTTATGGTAACAGGTAGTGCATCAGGTAATGTACTTACATTTACAAAAGGTAACGGTACTACTTTTAACTTATCAGTTGCTACAGGTAGTCAAAATAGAGATGGTTTAATTACCACAGGTTCTGTTGGTGGTACTCAATCAATCACAGGAAGTTTAGGTATTAGTGGTACACTTACTGCATTATCTGCATCAATTACTTATTTAGAAACAGTTTACGAAACTGCTTCAGTAATATACTCAAGTGGTTCAAACCAATTTGGTGACGCATCAAACGACACACAAACATTATGGGGTACAGTTAACTTACCATCAGGACCATTAGTTATAACAGGTAGCGTAACAGCATCAGCTGGATTTGTTGGTAACCTAACAGGTACTGCATCATATGCTACAAACGCATTGAGTGCAAGTAATGCTGTAAACTCAGACACTTCTATATCATCAAGCTTTTCACAGAACGCGACATCTGCAAGTCAAGCACAAAATGCTAACACAGCATCTTACGTGTTGAATGCAGTTTCATCATCATATTCAAATTTTGCTGTAAGCGCATCACAAGCACAGAATGCAGTATCTGCATCTTATGCGCCTGATACAACAAACACAGGTTCATTAGTAGTAAGTGTTGTACGTGGTCCAATAACATTTGAAGATGATGTTGTAGTAACAAAAGGTGATGGTACAACAAACACGTTCACAATTAATAATGTAGTTCAATCTGACAGTTCATCATATTCAAATTTTGCAGTATCTGCATCTCAAGCACAAAATACTGTAAGTAGTTCGTTTGCAACTAATGCTGGTTCAGCATCATACGCACCAACAGTTATTCCTGATTGGGTTGCAACAACAGGTTCAAACGTATTTGTTGGTCAACAAACAATTAATAATGATTTAACAATTTCATCAACAAACCCATTTGGTACGTTTGTTAATATGGTTAGTACTGGTACTACTTCATTTAATTTAGATAGTCCACTTACTCAGTTCCAATCAAATGGACAGATTATATTTACTAATACGTTAGCATCAACAGGTTCAAGTGATATTACTTTCTTGACACAAAATGGTGGTGATATAATTCTTAATACTTCTAATTCAGGTTCTGTAGCAATTACAGGTAGTGTAAATATATCTGGTTCGGTTGTTGACATTAAAGCACCAATAGTAAGAATTACAGGTAGCTTAATTTTAAGCGGTTCTGCTGGCGTTGAATTAGATGTTAAAGGTGATGTAACAATCACTGGTAGTTTAAATGTATCTGGTTCACAATCAATTACACGCGATTTAAGATTATTTTCATCAGCGTCATATGGTGGTGTCGTTCCTGGTTTTTATATTACAGCGTCATCACCGGTATCTCAATCAAATATTATATTTGCAAGTTTAGCCGGTGCCGATGGACAAGCACCTCTCGTCGCTAATCAAACTGGTTCAATCATAATATCTGGTTCAAATAATATTTTATTTGCTAGTAATAGAATTTCGTCTTCAACAGCGATCGGATATATAGGCAATAATAATATAGTTGGAACAATTCCAACATTAAATCCCACTTCTTTACATTTTCCATCAATTTCTAATAATCAACTTCAAGCAGGAGTAGTATTTAATTTTACAACAAGTTCATTATCCCCAGCAAGTTTTACTAATAATTTAGTTTATAGTAGTGTAAATGTAAACTCTCAAAGTGGTAGTATAGCGTTTGGTAATAACCTTATATTATTAGGACCTACAATAAATGCACAAACAACAACACTTGGTTTACAAACAAGTGTATCTAGTAATGCACTTATTGGAACCGCATTAACACTAAATCAAAATAGTTCATCAATACTATATCAACAAAATATAGGTGGTTTGACTGTTACTAATAATTATTCATCATCTGTATCAACAGCTGTTAATAATATTACAATGACACAAAACTTGTTTAACGGTTCTACACTTACTCTGGTTGTAAGTGGTTCAAATACAGCTAATAGAAGAACGTTTAACTCAAATTTAATTTCAGGTAGAAGTAATGAAATTAACTCTAATCAGAGTGGTTCTTCAGCTGGTCACTTAGTTGCTACAGCATTACTAGGCCAGAACTTAATTGTGTCAGCATCAAATACATCAACAACATCTGGTGGTACTGTAATAGTAGGTAGATTCAATGCTACCGGTTCATTACAAGAAAGTGCACAAGATACGGTATTCGTTGTAGGTAGTGGTGCAAGTGCTGGGGCTAGAAGAAACTCATTAAAAATTGATAGCTCAGGTAATACAGAATTAACTGGTTCAGTTAGTGTTACTGGTTCATTTAAAAGTCTTGGTAATGTTCAAATTACAGGTTCATTAAATGTATCTGCTGATATATTATTTGCTTCAGGTTCTAATAAAACAATTGGAACATTTGTATTAGATGGTGCCAATCCTGGTGCTGCAACAGTATCAAATAGTTTAGTTACAGCAACTAGTTTAATATTCTTAACAAAACAGACAAATGTACATAGTGGTAACGGAACAGTAAGTGTAACATCAAAAGGTGCAGGAACATTCAATGTAACATCAAACCATAACGGAGACACAGATACAGTGGCTTACTTAATTATAAATCCAGCATAATGAATTTAGACGAGATAGCCCCTATTATTGAAGAGAAGTTTAAGAAAGCGTTAAAAGAAAGACGTTATCCATTTGGCTTTGCAAAAAACAAAGGGCTGTCTGATAAGGTTGCATCTGGATCATTATATAACAGTATTAAGGTTATTACAAAAGAAACTAAAGATGGTGCAACACTATCTGTAGCAATGAATGAATATGCACAGTGGGTACAATCAGGTAGATTACCTGGAAAGAAAGGTGTACCAATTGATGCCATAGAAAAATGGATTAAAAGTAGAGGCTTGAAAGGTAGAGATAAAAAAGGTAGATTTATCAAAACTAGAAGTTTCGCATTCGGGATACAAAAGAACATCAAGAAGTTTGGTATTAGACCATCAAACTGGTATGATGTTGCAATTGACGAGATATTGGAAGATACCGAAATAATAAATCTTCTTGAGGGCGCAGCGATAGAAGACTTAATAAACGCAATAGAAGGAATATAATATGGCATTTGGATACCAAAGTCTATACCCTAACGGGCTAAATAGCAATACGCAAATAAGAAGGTCAACTGATATGGTCTACCAAAGAGGTGGAACATATGAAGTTGTTGTAACTGGAACCACATATCAGTCATCAATGGAACTAGATGTTGATCTATATGCTGATTTAGATAAGGTTGGAAGAATGTCGGTTGTTCCTTATGATGTAAGTCAATCAGGTGCAACATATACATATAGATTTAATATAAGACCCTATGATTATTTATCAAATTATATTGAATCACAACATTATCCTTACTACTGGTTAAACGATTGGTATTCAACAACCGAACAAATTAACTTAAATAATCCATATCCAAATAGTGCAACTGTTAATATGTTGTATGGATTTAGATATTTGAGTGGAACAACAGTCGTTACAAGTTATACTGGAGCCCCAGAAACATCTTTTGTGCATTATACAGACATTCCATTGTGCGCAACATCAACAGGATTTACTGCATCAGGATTTACAAGCACAGGTGGTGATTTTGATTATGTGGGAGGTTCATTCCAAATGAATGAGAAGTTAATACTTCAGAACTTTGATCAAGAATTGGGCACCGTAATAGGCACAGGATTGACAATCAACACAGTTGATAGGTATCGAACATATAGTCCTATGTCACAATACTTAATGGACTATCCTAGTGTGCCAGAAATGTCTGAGACAGCTAGATTTTTAACTGATGCATCACGTATTCAATATATACAATCCAACGAAAATTACGTATTATATTACTTAAACGGACAGTCAGGAGATAGACAAGTGATAGAAGCAGACTTTGCGGTATTTGAATTTTATGATGAAAATAATACACAGATAGATTACTTTGAACAACAACTTAATTTCTCTGGTACAACATATGCATCGCCAACTGGTAACACGGATACCTTACAGATATTTGCTTTACCTTGTGGACCTTCAGATATAACAAACATATTTGCAACTATCAATTGGGATGACGTAGCTTATTATAGAGTACAACTATTCTATGCTTGGCCAACTAACTCAAACTCAAATAGAATTACTCTAGGTCCAATAGGCCCTGTATCGGAAGCATTCTATTTCTATGTTGATACCAACTGTGGTCCAGAAGATACTCGTCTTGCGTTCTTAAATGCACGTGGTGGTTATGATTACTTCACGTTCACAAGATATCGTCAAGACACAAAGAAGATTAGTAGACAAACATATGACTCAAGATATTACGCAACTAATATCCAGTCAGCAGATAGAGATTATGGTAGAACAGTAAAGACATTTGCAACAGATGTAGATAGAGAAATAGTTCTTGAATCAGATTATTTAAGTGTTGAATATGGTAACTATCTAGAACAATTATTCTATTCACCACAAGTGTATGAGATGAGACCAGATTTTATTTCACAAATTGATAGACAAGACAAGGTATATAAAGATTTAAGACCTGTTCAAGTGTTATCAACTGAGGTGGAGACAATCACAAAGAAGCACAAAAAGTTAAATAAGTATAGAATTACATTGAAGTACGCAGATACATTCTTTGTTAATAAAGGATTTTAATATATGGCCACACAGCAACAAACGGTTTTACGTGTTCAAACTAACATACCAGATAATACTATTGTAATCCAATCAGGATACACAGCTGTAATAACTGGTGATACATTTGGTATTTCATATTCAGGAACTGGTACAGCTAATGATCCGTATATTGGAACAACATCAGGTATTTCTGAATTTACTTTTAGTATTAATGATAGAAACGGTATTTTATATTTTGAGTATTCTGGTTCAGGTGCAAACATATTATATGTTAATAATGTAGTACAAAGAAATGATTCAAACACAACAGTATCAGGAACGATTAATGTAAACGATACAGATATTGTTCGATTATATTTTGGTAATACTGGTAGTAAAATAATTAATCTATATTTTGTTGAGACTGAAGAGGTTGTATATAAATACGAATTATTAGACCTATACAGTGACATACCAATTAAAATAAATAAATCATTTGCTGAATTGCAAGATATTGGAAAACGTAATTCTGACTACTCAATTGGTTTACAAATACCTGGTAGTAAAAAGAATAACAGATTCTTTGAAAGCTTTTTTAATGTGGACGTAGATACATTATATTTCAATCCATTGGCAAGAGTGCCTTGTAATGTTTTAGTTAACGATGAGTCATATTTTAATGGTTATTTAAAGCTAAATAAAATCTCCGTGTTGAATAGTAAAATCGAATATGATATTACATTATTTTCAAGTGTCGGTGATTTATTTGGTAAGATAGGTAATAACCTATTAAAGGATTTAAATTTTACAGATACACAATATGGTATCAATCACGAGTTTCAACCATATGAAGTACAGAATTGGGATAGTAATCCATATTCAATTGATAATCCACCAGGATACTTTTATCCAATTGTTCACAATGGATATGAATATAGTGGAGACACAGTTAATTTAAGTGGTGGAACAGTGGCTCAACAGACAAGATTATATACATCAACAATTGTAAGTGGATATACATCATATGCTGCAGCATATGCTGCCGGTGTTAAAAGATATAGATTAAATTCACCACAGGATGGATTATTAGATAATCAATTAAAACCTGCACTGAATATTAAAAACCTAATTGAATTAATGTTCAAGACATATGGTTATACAATTGATTCAGACTTTTTCAATACACCTTGGTTTAAGATGTTATATATGTATGGATACTTTAGTTCTGATGCAACTAAATTTTCCTATAAATCACCTGTACCACAAACATTAGCATTAGGAGGTGTTAATGTAATCTTCGTTGAGACATACGTAGATAGCAGTTCATTTCCTTGTGGTACGCAATATATTAAAACAGATAGAACATATACCATATATGTTGTAAAAGCTGGAACAGGAACACCTTGTTTATGTGCCGATGAGATTAATTTAAATCTTGTCTTTCAATTCTATCCTTGTTATGGTGGTCCATCGATCGATGAAATCGTACCTATAACTATAGCACCAAATACAACTGGTACAACATATTCTTGGGTAAGTAATGAATATGTTGATTGTGGAAGTGGTTGTCCGTTTAGCTTAGAATACAGACAAAATTTTGTAGAATTAACAACTGGTAACGTATCAATCTCACCCGCAGCTTTATCATATCTCCCTACAATACCAAACACAACAACATTATTTGTAGATGGAGACTATGTTGATTTTGGTTTGGTAATAGATCCACTTATAAAACAAATTGATTTTCTTTCATCTATAGCAAAGAAGTTTAATCTTGTGTTTATTCCTAATCCTGACAGACCTACTGAAATTAAAATAGAACCATATTCATACTATATTGGAACTGGTAACGTATATGATTGGACTAATAAGCTATCATATGATAAAGGATTTACAGTTGAACCGGCACAAAATTATGTTGAGTCTGAACTTATACTTACTGATTTAGAGGATGGTGATTTTGGTAACAAGACATTTAAGGATCAAAATAATAGAATATATGGTCAAAACTTTGTATACAATCAAACTGATTTTAAATCACAAACAAAAAAAATCGAGACAATATTTTCACCAGAATTATTGAGACAATGGGATACTCCAGATACAGCACCTAATGGTGAAATTAAACTACCTCTAGGAATCAATTACGCGGCCTCTAGTTCGTCTCAATCTAGTGGAGGTACAGAGAAGGTCAGTTGGCAATATAAGGGTGTTAAAACAAAGCCTAAGCTGTTTTATAACTTAGGTTACTTTAACCCATTTTTAGATACATTAGGTGAAGTATTTACTTCTGTAGGTTCTATTTTAACTAATAAGGTATATATTGCTGCTTCTGATGGCACTGGTCCACTAGGTAGAGAGGTTATACCAATCATAAGTCACAGTATGCCAATTGGTAATGATGACGCAAATAAAATTAATAATGATTCTATATCAGTATTGTTCAATTCAGAACAACCGGTAGATATTGGTGTCACACCATTTGATGTTTTTACTGAAAATGATTCATATAATTTATTCTATTCCAATAGAGTAAATAATTTATACAACAAAAATACAAGGTTTTTGGGTGGATATTTTGATATAAAACTATCTGACATTGAGAACCTTAATCCTAATGATATAATTAAAATTAAAGACCAGTATTTTACGTGGAATAAAATAGACGCTTTTAATTTAACAAATCCTGAATTGACAAAAGTTGAGTTAATTCAATTCAACAACCAGGTAAATACATATCCAACTAGATATTTTCAATACTATTATTGTGATAATACTAATGTAATATTCAAGTTTAAAACGGATATGACTAATCCATCATTAAGTGGAACTTCTTATGGGTGGTCAATATTCTATGACTATTCAATTGGTGTTTTAAATAATGCTGGTGTAACTCCTTTAACAGGCTTTACTAGTTGTGTTAGAGATGCAGCACAACAATTTGGCTATGGATATGTACCTTATACAATTTATGAAGTGACTGAAGCTGATTATAATGCAACTGGTATAACTAGAAATTATGATACATTATGGTTAGAATTAAGTGATAATTATAATAACGTTTCTACAAAAGGTGATTTAAATCAATTTAATTTTCCAACATATGTATATGGTTCAACTCTAGAAACGTATAATTTATTTGAAGATTGTGCACAATTTAATGCTGCAGCAACAGCATATGATATAGACCTAGGTTCATCAACATTCTATGGTCCACCAGTTACACCGACACCAACACCAACTGCTACACCTGCACCTACTCCAACTCCTACACCTGCAATGAGAGGTTCATTGATAATGTCATTTGATGAGTTAGTTCCTGATAGAGGTATTGATAATTACACTGTTACTGTTAATGGTCAAGATAGAGATGTACATTTTACAGAGATAGATAATTTATATTCAACAAATTTAAATCCTGGAGATGTTGTTGTTATTACATTAATAACTGATTCTACAATTACAAAAACTCTTGATGTATATAGAAGAGATTATACAACTGATGACCAAGGTAATGATATGGGTATTAGAGATACATATATTACAGGATCTACATCAAATACTGGTACTACAATATCTGTAACATTTACTGCAACCACAATTGCACAAGATTATAATTTTGAATATAGAGTTACTGCTATAACAACAGGAATAGCACCAACACCAACTCCAACAGCGGTACCAACTAATGGTACAAACGGTTCTGTTAATCATCATATCAGTTTATATCCAAATAATAAAATATTAATATTTGGTAATTTTACTCAGTTAGATGGTTCATTTAACACAGATGGAATAGCTAAATTTAATACAGATGGTACTTTAGATACATCAGTAGATAGTAATTCAAATATTGGTTTACAAATACCTGGTGGTGGTGTTTTACATACCAATGAAACTATGACAACGGGTCTTGGTACAATAAGTCTTGGTGGAGGAAATTTTGCTTATAATGGTACCAGAAGAGAAACTGATGGTACATTCAATGTTAGTACAAATATTACCTATGCTGTAACTGGACTTACAAATTCACGAATGATTATTTATCCAGCTAGTAATAACAAATTTTATATATCCGGACAAGGATTATATTCTGGAACAACAACACCATCAAATTTAGTTAGAATTAATGCTGGTTCAACATATACAATTGACACAGGATTTAATGCATACCCACTTGAAGATTTGGTCGCTTATTTCCCAGTGTATGAACAAACCGATGGTAAAATATTAATTGGTGGTGTATACTCAGGACAAACTGGAATACCAGCAGGTTATTCATCAATAACTAGATATAATTCAAATGGTTCATTAGACACGTCATTTAGTGGTAATCCAATATGTAGAGTATTTACTGCAGATATAAAACAACATACAAATGGTAATATATATTATGTTGGTTATAGCTTTGGTATATTAGATCAGTATGGTACACCAATTGTTGGGGATGTTCCTTTTGCAAGCAGAGTAGATAATCTAGATATACAAAGTGACGGTAAAGCTATTCTTGGTGGTATATATTCGTTTGGCCCATCATTCACACCAGTAAACGGAATATGTAGAGTTAATACTAATGGTACATTAGATACTACATTTAATGCTGGTGGTTCAGGATTTGTGGGTGCATCAATTTATGATGTAAAAGTACAGCCGGACGATAAGATTATTGTTGGTGGTTCTTTCAGCACATATAACGGTTTTACATATAACAATATAATAAGACTTAATGCAGATGGAAGTATTGACACATCCTTTTAAATTTAAAGAAAAGATAAAATATATTTATTAATATGGGAAGGAAATATATAAAGCAGATAATAAATCAGAACTTCATCTATCCAAATGATAATGTAGCTGAATATGACGTTGAGATTGTACACGATATTAATAACAATTGTGTATCAGGAAGTGTAAGTAACTTCAGCGCAACAACCGTATCATCAACTGGTATTACGCTTTCATTGAATTATACTTGGTTATTAAACAATGCTGAAGCTTGGATTAGAAATTCAAACCTATTAGCGTTTTGGTCATTACACTGTATAGTACCTGGTCAAAGTTTTTATAAGCCTTGGAGGCTTATTCAGAGTAGAAGTAGTAGTAATACTGCACTTATAAGTAATGCTGAAGTGGGTGTTTTAACAACCATTACCCCATCACAAATGGGTGTATCGTCTTTTACAAATGGTACCTATTATTTTGAACTTAGAATGATTGGTCACAGATGTATCTTTCCAATATGTCTTGATTTAACTATTAGTACAATTCCAACTCCAACTCCAACACCAACAGCAACAGGTGCACCACCAACACCCACACCTACGCCGACACCTACAGCAACAGGTGGTGTATGTTGTGTATCTGGTGTAACATTAAACGTAACAGATACTGGATGGATTAAATATACGCTATGTGATGGTACACAAGAATATAAAGAATATACAACAACTGGTAATAAAACAATCCCAGAATGTATTCAACAAAATAGCGTTAACTATGGTTTCCCATTTGCTAATTTGGCAGAGTTTACGGTTACTGGTGCTGGTACACAATGTGGAGGAGTTTGTGTAACACCGACGCCTACACCAACGCCAACAGCTACAGTACCTGGAGGTTTAACAGCATATGGTGGATGTGGTAGAGGTAATAGTGTTGCAGACTCTTGTAATGATGCTGGAATAAATAATAGAACATTCTATTCTGATTGTGCTCCTGGTTCACTTGGTAATGGATGTTATGTATATACTGACACTGTTCCTAATGCATTAATAGGATTTACCAACGTATTTATGAGTGGTGCTAACTATGATGTTAACTCAGCAACAGGCGTAATAACAGGATTGTCATCAGTACAATGTTAAACAAAAGAAATATGACTATACAAATATATTTAGATGAAACAAAGTTAAACCTATCAGATGTTAGTTTGACTAATTACAAACAACAAATGATGGATAAAAAAGAACAACTAGCGGATGTTGAAGTACTAATTCCACAATTTAATTTATTAAAAGGGAACAAAGAATTATTAAACAAAGCGTTTGTAAATCAAATGGTTGAAAGTTTAAACCTATAACGATATGGCAAAAAAGAAAATTGAGATAGTTCTTGATGTTGATGGTAAACCTATTGATGTGGCAATTGATGCTACATTAAACTTAAAGCAACAGTTTAGAGAATTAACAAAAGAGTTAAACAAAACCAAAGAAGGTACCAAGGAATTTGAATTACTATCTACCAAGTTAGGTGATGTAAGAGATAAAATGGAGACTACTACAGCTAAGTCAAAAGACTTGTTTGGTAGTTTGTCATTATTACCTGGGCCTGTTGGTGCGTTTGCTGGTACTGTAGATAGTGCAATTGGTAGTTTAAAACTATTCACATCATTTTCATTCAAGGATTTAAAATTCCAGTTAGGTGAGACATTAAACGATTTTAAAGATATTGCTAGTAACATTGGTAAAGCCACTGGTATTAGTAAGGTTTATACTGTTATTAACAATGCATTAGCCAAGTCGTTTGTTGCAGTAGGTATTGGAGAACAAGCCGCTGCTACTGGTGCTAGGGCTTTTGCTGCCGCATTAACAGCGACAGGTATAGGCGCATTGGTTGTATTATTGGGATTGGCTGCAACTGCATTATATGATATGGCTACTGGCGAGGATGAAGCCGCAGCAGCAACAGCTAAATTAAACAGAGAACTTGAAAGTCAAAATACATTACTGGATTTGAATCAAAAATCTGCTAAACGTAGAAATGCTGAGACAATTGCTGTAATGAAAGCACAGGGTAAATCTGAAAAAGAAATCAGAGATACCATAAATAATCAAAACTATGCTGATTATCAATTAGCATTTGAAGCTGAAACGAACGCAAGAAAACTTTATAATGACAATTTAAATAAAGCAAATGCTGAGGATTTAAAAAAGCTTGCGGATAACTTAGCTAAAAAAGAAGAGGCTAGAAAAGATGCGTATTCAAATTATATTGTTGCTGGTAGAAATGGTCAAGCTGCTGAGTTAGCTGAACAGAAACAAGCACAAGACAAATCTTTACAAGCACAACAAGCATACCAACAAAAAGTTGAAGCAGACAGAAAAGCAGCTGCTGAGATGTTGTTAGATTTACAACAAGAAAATTCAGTACTTGCAATTAAGGATGAGAGAAAGAGACAAGACCAAGAATTATTAAATCAAAAAGCTAATGAAGAAACAAAAATTAAATCATTATTAATTAGCGAGCAGAAGAAAGCTGAGTTACTTGCACAGGTTACAACAAAATATAATGCAAAGGCTGATGATTTAAAAATAAAACGTGAAGAAGATGATAAGAAGAAGGAACAAGAAAGATTAGAAAAGGTAGCTGAGTTTGTTGAAAAGCTTAGAGATATTGAATTAAATGCAATTGCTGATACACAAGCTAAAGCAAAAGCTGAAGCACAAAAAGGATTTGAGGACACTAAAAAAGATTTAGACAAAGCATTAGCTGATAAATTAATATCACAAGATCAGTATAATACTGCAATCAAAAATGCTACTACTACATTAAACAATGAACTTAAAAAGATTGATGACGATAAAATAAAAGAGGATGATGATAAACGTATTAAGAAACTTGATGACGAACTTAAATTCTTACAGATCAAAGGTGAAGCATTACGTGCCGGTACACAAGCGTTTTATGATAATCAACGTGCAATATTAAATGCTGCTGAACAACGTGAATTAGCTGATACTACATTAACTGAAGAAGCAAAAACTGCAATTAAAGCAAAGTATGTTGAAGCAAGAAAGAAATTAGGTGAACAAGAGTTTGCTGCGAATGCTGCGGTTGTTTCACAAACATTGGATGCGGTTGCAAAATTGGCTGGTGCTATTGCTAGTTCATATGATGAAGAAGCTAAAACAAGTAAAGATGCGTTTGAGAAAAGAAAGAAATTACAAATCGCTACAGCATTAATGTCTGCGGCTTCTGGTATAATTCAAATCTTAACACAACCATCTACATTACCATCACCAGCTGACTGGATTGTAAAAGGGATAAATGCACTTGCTGTAGGTATATCAACTAAAGTTCAAATTGATAATATTAAGAAAACACAATTTGGAGGTGGTGGTGCTGCTGCTGCACCAGAAAGTTTAGGTAAGAACTATGCTGATGGTGGTATGATTAACGGACCAAGACACGCAGCAGGTGGAGTTATGATTAATGCTGAAGGTGGTGAGGCGGTAATGACAAGAGGTGCTGTAACTATGTTTGCACCTATGTTATCTATGATGAATCAAATGGGTGGTGGAACATCGTTTGCTGGTGGCGCATTAGGTGCAAGTCCAGATGCACCAACTTTAAATCAACCATCAGTAAATCAACAACCTATGATAATGAAAACATATGTTGTATCAAACGAATTAACAACAGAATCAGAAAGACAAGCGAGGTTAAAAGACCTTTCTACACTTTGATGAAATAAAAATTTATATTTAATAGTATGGGAAAAGATAAAATTTTTGAACTTAGGATAGAAGAAGATGATGAAATATCTGGCGTAGACCAAATTTCATTGGTTGATGAACCAGCGATTGAAGTCAATTGGCTTGCGTTTAATAAACAAAAACCACACGAATTTCATATTCCTGATGGAGAAGATAACAAGTATGTTCAAATGCTTATTCAAAAAGCAGAAGATGAACAAGATATATTTGATCAAGGTTATGTAGTTGATGCAATTGAATTTATGGATAGCAGAAAGATGTTTGCTACCAATCCAAATGCAGCATCTGAATGGGATGATCCAGAATATCTTGTTAGATACAAGTATATGTTAAATCCAAGAATAACTGGACAAGGAGCTGTTATACCAACAACAAGACAATTCTGTTCTAATTTAATTAGTAAGAACTATGTATGGCGTGTTGAAGAGATGGAGTCGACAAGAAACGATCAAGGTTCTTCAGCATTGGTATGGCGTGGTGGTTACAATTGTAGACATATATGGGGTAAAATCCGTTATAGAAAAGATGCCACAATTGTAAACAAGGCGTCAATTAACAAAGGTAAAATTACAGAAGGAGTTTTCCCAACTGATCTTGGTGGTGAGTTTGACATATTAGGTTATCCTCAACCAGATACTGTTACCAAAAAAACAGAAAGAGCTGTAGATGATAATAGAGCAGCACCTTCAACAAAGAAGAACTTAGGATTATCAAAACAAAAGATGGAAATCGTACCACCAAATGTAAATGTTTATGGTGTGCATACATTATACTTTCAAATGTGTCCTGGTGCGCAAGCTACCTTCGAGCATCTTGTATCAATGGATAATGATGATGACACCAAAGGAATGATTAGAAGTGCAGCACAAATAGCAGACAATGTATTCAGAATTGAATATGAAGTTATCAAAGCTGAAAGTGCAACACAACATCAGTATGAGGAAGCTGTAATACTAGTTGATGACTTTAAAGATTTAATGAGTGAGATAGACGAAGAGAGTGGAATGGTACACGATGTATCATATATGGATGGTCATATCGAAAAGATTGCATCTTATCTAAAAGAAGATATGGGTTATGATGTAAGTACCATTGTTGGTTATAAAGATCCAGGAATAGGCCGTCCAAAGAAAAGAAGAAGTAGCTATGAATCATATTCTGATTACCCGGATAGCGTTAAGAATAATGCTAAGGCGGTATTAAAATATGCGGAAGAAAATGGTTGGGGTGCTTGTGGAACTGAAGTTGGTAAAATACGTGCTAATCAATTAGCTAATGGAGAAGCAATATCAGAGGATACAATCAAAAGAATGTATAGTTATTTATCAAGACACGCTGTTGATTTAGATAGTTCTAAAGGATATGGTGATGGTTGTGGTAAATTAATGTATGATGCTTGGGGTGGTAAGTCAGCTTTAAGCTGGGCTGAGAGTAAGATCAACGCTATTGAAAAGCAGAAAATGTCCAAACAAGAGTTCCAAGCTGACGATGAAAAGAGGATTGTTATTGGGCCAGCAATGATACCGGACTTAAAGATATTCCGTAAAGATGCTGATGGTAATCCATATTATGTATTCTTCTCAGCAGAAAGTATTAAATTGATTGCTGAAAAGTATATGCGTTTTAAGTACACTGATAACAATGACGAGATGCATAACGGTAAAGCTGTTAAGGATGTTTATGTATATGAGTCTTGGATTAAAGAAGATAAGGAAGACAAGTCTAATAAGTATGGATTTGGTGATTTACCAATCGGTACCTGGTTCGTTGCAATGAAGGTAAGAAATGACAACGTATGGAATAAAATAAAGGCTGGTGAATTGAAAGGATTCAGTGTGTCTGGTTACTTTGAAGAGATAGCAAAGTTTGCAAAGGAAGAGATGTTCCTACAACAATTAGCTGAGGTTTTGAAAGGTATTAAAGATTAATAAAAAGGGTCCCCATTACAGGGACCCTTATCAGTTGGACAAATAGTTAGTAATAACCAACCGAATATTTTAA